TTGTGTTTCTGCCATTATGCTCTACCTATCCCCATTTGTTGTGCTTTGTTTTCGTTGTTATTCATCATAGCGTATAACATAGCGATACCTTGATCGTGGTCTCCGTTACCCATGCCTTTTACAGCTTGTTTAGTTACCACAAACTCACCGTCAGCTAATAATGCAGGAACAGTATCCTCATCACCAGAACCGTTAGGGTCGTTAATATCGCCACCAAATTCTCTTAAATCGACTTGTGGTATTACGCCACCGTCTGCTAGTCTTGCTATACCACCTTCTTTAGCTCCTAAAACTTGTCCTTGACCAAACTCAGGAAAAGCTAAGTTACCATAATCTTGTTCTTGTTTGCGTAAAATATCTAAATAAGCCATAGTGATAGGATCCATAGCTACGTTAGAGCCTTGTGCTCCTGGCATACTAGGTAAACCTCTCATGTTGCCTGTTCCGTATACATCGCTAACGGTAGCTGGGGTCAAACCTCTTGTTAGATATTGACCACCTGCTGGTCCTGGCATTTGTGCGTTACCTTGTTCTTCGCCCATGCCTGCTAAAGTTGCAGCTCCTATACCACCCACACCTAGTTTTTGTAAAGGTGTTAAAGACTTAAAACTTAAACCTAAAGGAGTTGTACCGTAATTAGTTCCTAGTAATGTATTAGAAGCTTGAGAGCCTAAATTTTGAAAAAAACCACCTATGCCTTGTCCTGTGGTAGCTGGTGCTCCAAAACTTATAGAACCACCACCGCCTTGTAGACCAGCACCTTGTGCAAAACTTGCACCGCCATAAACTTTAGCAGCACTGGTTAAAGACTTACTTAAACTTCTGCCCTCACCTACTGAACCTACTCCTTGTCCTATCGCAGCACCAGCAGGTCCACCGATAGCGAACCCTACTACTGTAGCGATATCTCTAAGGTTTTTCTTGAAAAATTTCTTGAGACCCATTTAATGTTCCTTGGCTTTTTGCTTTTTTACTTCACGTTCTTGCATTAAAAGCTTTAGTTCGTGCCATCTGTAAAATCGTTTATTGATGTCATCCCAAAACATGCTTTTGTAATCGTGTAGCTCTGTTGTTGGATCACTCATTGTTAGTATTATTGTATATCAAACCTACCCAATTAAGAAAGTTTTTTTGATTATTATTATGTTTCATAAAGTTTACTCTTTTACAAACTAATTGTATATTCTCTATATCATACAGACCTTCAGGATCTATACGATCTATAGATATGTTTGTGTCGCCTTCTACATCGTGTGTTCTAATGTGAGTCATTTCTACACCTGACAAAGCACATTTACCACCTTGTTTAAGGTAAAGTTTATATACTTCTTCTTTTGATATATCCCATTTATGTCCTTGTTTCTTACGACTATATCTTAATTGTACAACTAAATTACGAATATAACTTTTAGGAGTACGACTAATTCTGTGTTCAGCCTGAGCTTTTTTGCACTTTAAACACTGACGACGTTTTTGTGTTCTATCAAAAAATATTAAAAGTTTGACTTTTCCGCAATCTTTACAACGACGGTTAATTTTATGGAGTTGTAACACTTACACTGCCCAAACTAGCTGTGGCTGAAAACCCAGAGTTTGTGGCGTAAAATTGAGAGGTAAACAGGTCTCTCCATAAATATCCATCCCAACATTGCAACGTATTAGTATTAGTATTAAATACTATAGAGCCAATATTATAGAACCCTTCATTCCTTTCTGTTGTGTTTACTTGACGAGTATTATCAGGGTCAAACTGCCCTAAGTTAATTTCTAGTACACGAACTAATCGGTTGTATGTATCAGATTCTACCTGAGGAGACAGACTGATGGGTAAACGTGTGGGTAATAATTTGCTCATCTACGTCCATCAGATCTTACATCAAGTCTTGTGGCACCTAAACGCCAACCCACATTATCGTTACCAGAATTAGTTGCGTCGTCATCAGACTCTAATCTTAATGTTATTTGTCTAGCCCTAGCTCGTATATCTGCTTTTGAAGTGTTAGCAGCAATTTGACTAGTGCTGGCTGTGGTTAAAGTATCTCCTGGATAATTTCTTGTTTTTAATACCATGTTAACTTTACCCTCACTGCTATTACTTAAAAACTTGATATCGGGGATGATTCTATTAATAAACGCAAAACTTTCTCCGTCTCCTATATCAAAGTCACTGCTTTCTATAAACACGTTAGTCATAGGACTACCATCATTATCATAACCAAACTCTTGTTCGTATAAGTAGTTGTTTGTGGTAGCTCTAGGGTAATTTTCTACACCAGCGTCTAACCAAGCTGTTCTATTTAATTGACCTATAGTCCAAACTTTTTCTGCGTAATTATAAAAAACATAACGGTCGATATTGTCAGAGCTGGCTGAAGGATAAAACCAACCTACTTCGTTAAATTCACTATTATTAAACGCAAAAATTTTAAAAGCTTGACCTACATTAAAGTCATCAAATACATAACTTAGTACACTACAAGGTATTTTTTGTACTGCTCCGTTATATACATAAAAACTATCGTACCCCATCCAGTAAACTCCACTAGGACTTGTCACAGCACCTTTAGGGCTTATTAACCCACTACTATCATTAATTAAATTTAAACCGAAAGTGTATGGTGGTCCTATAAACTGCATAGAGTATACAGCTATGTCAGTCCAAACTAAAACTTCTTGTCTTGCTTTTACACCGCCTATAATTTGGCTACCTTCAGAAAGTCTTAAACTACCAGCTGTGTTTGTATTACTGGGGTTAAAATCTAAAGGGTTTTCTTGATCACTAAAAGCTATGAGCATAGGATCAACAGAACCTGTTCTAGAAGAACCTGATATAGGATCAGCTCCTAAAACTATTACGTGTCTATCTGTTTCGCTTACTAAAATTTGTAGCCCAACTGTAGGGACTAAATCTGCTCCGCTTTGTGTGGCTAATTCATAAGCTCTACTGGTTATTCCATTAGTTGCGTCCCAGTAATAAATCCCACCATTACGTGGGTTAATAAGTAAATCTTCACCAAAGTTGTCGTGCGACCAAAGCCTAAGTTGATTAGCTAATGTTAAAGCTGTAGAGCTTCCCCATGTCCCATCTCCCCAAAGACCTACCCCCCAACCTGTAGAAGACACATAAACATCTAATCCTGTGTTAATTTGGTAAGCTCCTACTGTATTAGAGCCTCCGTTGCCAGTGTCACTTGAGTTAGCTAACACTGGGTCACCACTGGTGTCTTTAGCTTCAATTGTGTAAGAATTAGCATTTACGATAGTGCTTATTTCGTATTCTTGGTTTAATACAGAAGCCACTATATTCCCACCTAAACTAACCGCACCACTATAGGTAACAAAGTCTCCTGTTACTGCTCCGTGTGCTGTGTCGTTTACGGTGAGAGTAGCATCAGAATTACCCACTTTAGCAAAAGTTACGTCTCCTGCACTAGTAGTGGAGCGGATAGGTGTGATGTCGGCGAATGTTGTGCCTTCTTCTATATAATATTTTTTATTTGTGCCTAACCCTAAAAGTTTTGTGCCTGCTAAAGTAATCCAGCCATGCAAAGCTCTGCACGTGCCTAAAAAACTATTAAAATTATCTTTACGCCATCCACCTATTTTTTGTGGTCTGCCTGCTTTAAATCTAACTAAATTAGCGTTGAACCATCCGCCCTCGTTATCATAATCTGTACCTTCTCTAAACACCCCAGGACGAAATTGAAATTTACTTAATGGCATTTTACACCTCTGTCCAGTCTTTGCCTTCAAACATTAATGCTTCGGCTTTTCTTCTACGTACAAGCCCATCTAAAATTTTTCCACCAGCTTTATTCCATCGTTTAATTTGTGTTGGAACTTCGCTCATATTATTTGCGTTTACTACTTTTAACATGGTTGATCTGTTTAAATTTGTTGGTCCTAAATTATACGTCCAAGAAACTAAAGCATCAAATTGATTTTGCGTAAGTTCTACTTCTAAAGCTTTTTCTACGTGGTGACAATACTCTAAAAGTTCGTGGACTAACATAGACTCTGCTTCTTTTTGTTTTATCACTTGACCTTCGTGTACGTTTTTTGTGTGACCATAGCCTATGGTCCACACACCTACAGCATCTTGATAAGCTTCAAGTTTACACCCTTCAAATTTCTTGATAAGGTTAATACCCTCTTCGGATATGTTCATTAGATTGTTGCTACACCTGTTAAGAAAGCTACTAATAAAGTTGCCATAAAACCGAAACTTCCAAACATCGCCATTCTTAATGTTCCGTTCAAATCGTTTATTTCTTTTTTGATATCTTCTGTTTCTGCAAAAATAGTTTTCCATCTTTCCTCGCATTTAGCTTCGTGAGTACGAAGATCTGCTGCTACATCGTGAGCTGTTTTTCTAGTTCCCATCTTTATTTTCTGGTGTATGAGAAGCACCAAAATAAAAGGATATCACAGCACTAGCTAGACCTCCTAAATATCCAAGTACTAAGTTAATTAAAGCTTCACTATTTTGCTCAGGTGGTTGTAACGTTACTAGAAATATGTATCCCATAAATCCTGTGATAGTAATGAAACCTAGAATTCTTGTTGTCCAATCTTTACTAAACTTAACACGTGCATCTTGTTTGTCTGCAGTTTCTAATTCAAATACATCCACTTCTAATTCTTTCATTTGTAGTTCAAATTGTTTTTCTGCTTTTTTAAGCTCTAGCATTTGCTCTGGAGTGGCTTGTTGTATAGCTTGATCAATTGATTTAGGATCTGTTTTACAGCCCAAAACTTGAGCCACAACTGATGCTGCTTGTCCACCAAGTGGTCCACCCAACGCTGAACCTAGTGTTGGAGCTACTGCCCCAATCACGTTTTTAATTAAATTGAATTTCATAAATCTATCCTGCTAATGGGTTTTTGTCTTCTAATTTGTTTAACTCTTTTTCAAGAGCTTGTAGACCAGCTTTTATAGTATCCACGTCTGTTTTAATTTCTGTATTATCTGGTATCTCTATGC